ACATCACACTTATCAAGTAGGGCATATTGTAGGCTACTTCAGACTAGAAGTCAACAGGGCGCTTTAATAATTTTTTAGCTAACTTGACCTTTTCGAAGTATTCTCTTGTTAAACCACGTTCACGACCGAAAGCCTCGATCTCCCAAGGTTGGTCATAATACGCTACTCTATTAAGATTATACTTCTTATTCTTAAATACAGATACGTTATAGTCTGTTGACGGAAGGTCAATGAGTTCGTTCTTAACAAACTGCTTAACATGAACCATCTCGTGTGCAAGTGTGCCTATGATATATCTTAAAGAAACTTTTTGGGGAACGTAGATGTTAATAACAAACCTTCTTGGCTGTCTATTGTTATCCATCCACTCCATATTAGCACAGTCGTCGCCATATTGAATGGTGGACTTTCTTATGAACTTTAGCTTAACATTAATTTGTTTATTAAGATCTTTTGAGAAGAATCTATTTGAGAAGAAATGAGCAAACTGTCTACAATGCTTGCGGTGTGTTTCTGTTCCACCCTCGATTTGTAGTCTCATTTGGATTTCCTGCTACTTTGAAATTAACAATATTTCCGCTTGTCCATTCAAACTAAGTTCATAAGGTCGGTCAACTATCAAATCATATCTATTTGCGCGTTTGGTTTGGTCTCGCTCATTGAACTCAACTTCACCATTTACTACGAGACCCATAATATTTGAAGGTAAAATAATATTGTTACCAGATATGTATGTTACATTGCGATCTTTGTTAATAGATAAACAATGTGAAAAGCCATCTTTAATTATCAAAACATCTCTTTTATTGTACATGATACTTCTAAAATCTATGAAGGTTCCAGGACCATGAATTTGCCCAAACATACTATCTGTACCATTCCACATTTGTATTGTTGGTCCACAATCAATTGGAAAGATTGTATAGCAAACCTGGTCTTCAAATGTTATCCATGTCCCTCCATACAGCTGATGTATGATTAACATAAATCCATTATATTTTATTATGCAATCACTTGGCTTCATATCTTGTTGGTATCAGTAACATATTGAACTGACCAGATAAATTCATTTCATACGGGCGTCTATCTATAACATGAAGAGGGGGTGCTTTCCTGGGTATGCCTTTATCTACAAAATTAACATTTCCACTAATTACAAAAGCCATTGTGTGGGGTGGTAAAATCGCTTCATTACCTTTAACATGAGTCCATGTTAGGTCTATATCTTTTTTGTTATTGAAGCATAGAGTAAATCCAGTTCGTAAAACTAACAACTCCCTATTTTGCGCTGTCGTAACATCTCTTATATCATAAAGGGTATCGAATTCAGTTACCATTCCCTCAATCCGATTCATGTTAGTCCAGCACTTAAATGTTGCACCGCCTTCTGACTCAGGGGGAACATAACAATATGATGTAGGTAAATTTAATTTAGTACAAGTGTTTTGAAATACCTTTTCACAAATTACATCAAATCTATTAAAATTAATTATAAAGTTGTCGAGCATTTATACGCGCTTGCCCCAATGATAGACCCTAAGAGTTATTTCGTGTAATTTTTGGTCACCCGCAAATACACCCATCTTCGTTTCTGTAATTGGTTTTTCCTTTGCAACACCATTTATTACAACAGTCACTGAACCAATCTTCTTCATTTTACTGATTGGTTTGTAATCTACTCTAACAAATCCTTCTGGAATATCCATATCATTGTACTACAAGATTAAATGTAACTATTCTTCCACTTCCTGACAATTGAAAGTCATTGACTCTTCTATTAATTACATACAGATCTTGATTTGCTGTTAGAGATACATTTGTATTGGATGCTCGAGTAAACTCTATTGTACCTTCTACTACTAAAGCAAATGTATTAGATGGTAGTGTGTATGGACCACTCACATTCACAACCTGAGCATTTGCAATGGATAAATTTCTAAATGTTTTTATTGCTATGCTTTCAACATTATTATTGCCAGTTTGAATTGCAAATGTACCACCCTGCTCACCCAATAGATCTTTTGGGAAAATTAATTCGCCAGAGGTAGCTATTGTGCCCACCAATGCTGTATTACTTGTACCCTCTACGAATGTTACAGAGCTGTTGTCTTCTGTTCTATATACGAGATCTACAATACCATCACTATAACTTATAATTTGGTTAGCTGGTAGTAGAGTTCTGGCAACAAAAAAATCATTATAATTTTTTAAACCATAGTATGTCATTTTTATCAGGCTTGTTCAAGCGTAAACTTAATTAGTTTGCCTGTGCCACTCACAGCTGATTCTGGTTCAATCAAATGAAGATCTGCTTCTGCATCTAAAGTATTGGAACCTACATTGAACAATCCCTCTAGTACGACACCATATGTGTTGGCAGGAAGGGTTGTTGAACCTGATACTTCTTCAAACGCAATATTTGAAAATGTAGCTGGAATGTCTGATTTGACACCAAGTAGTGTAATTGAAACAACATCATCTGCGCCTGCTTCAATAACATTGACACCAGAGTGGTGTAGTGTAACTGGCACTTCTGTGTTATCGTTTGCGTTATAGGCAACCTGTGCATGGGCACCACCAAAACGATAGCTGCCATTGGCGGCTAGACGTTGCTTATGAACAGAAAATAATCTTGTAAATGTTTTTGAACCATAGTAACTCATAGGTATTGTGCTCCTGTTTCTTGCTGAAATTGGTATGAAAGAATAATGGTATTAGAGGCAACACTAACATACGTAAAGGTACCAATCTGCAGCGGTAAGGAAGTATTTGATTCTTGCAATGGTACAAATGTTTCTAAAATTGTATTATTGGATGTTTGCCCTGAATTAGCCATATTAGAATCCGTAGTGGTTATAGAACTGCTCTCTGGCAATATTAAACTTACTCAAATATGGATATGTAGTTTTCTCAAATATTTGTGCTTCAGAATCAACATCATTTGCTACGATAACCACTAAAGTATTTATAGGTTCTTTAGTTAGCTCATACCACGCACAAGCATATGCCGAAGTTTGCATAAAATAGTGTTCAATCCATCTTTCTTCCTTTGTTTTGGATGAAGTTTTGAAGTCAATGACAGCCAGCTTACCCTTATAGATTCCTATGCAATCTACAGTACCAGCCACCTTTAAGTAATTAGACCAAATACTAGTTTCTAGAGCGTGGATAGTAGTAACATTAGAGTTCAATGTTCTTCTAATCTTGTGGAACAAATCAACTGCATCTGGCATTGCTTTTTTATAGGCAGCATCAAATCCTTCATCTTTTAGGATATACTTTTCCGTCAAGTTATGAACGACAGTGCCCCTACCAGAGGCCTTCCTCGATATTCTATTGGCCTCGGATTCACCTACCCTATTACGCCATTCCTGAATTCCTTCTCTAGTTGTGAATCCAGTAACAGAGGTCACTGAAGGAAGCTTAGCACCTTCAGGCGTTACATACAATCTTGGTTCACCATCAATTCTTTCGAGCTTGCCAAATTTGTAGTTGTCTACCTTTATATCAAAATCTATACTATCCATTAATAAAACCAATCTAAATTTGTATTTGCGCTATAAATTTCATACTGGTCAGTCTGGTTATTATAAAGTTTGTCGTAAATGATCTTTGCGATCTGACCATGCTCTTCTTTAGTCCAGTACCGCATCATCTCATCCTTCTCTCTTTGCACTACGTTATCATACATAGTTGAGTATGGAAAAATATAATTTGGTATGTCAATTCTTGGGTTCATATTCCATGCATCAAACATCAACCACCTGCAACCTATTGTTTGTAGTCTATGTGTGATTGCTGAACACATAACAATATGCATTTGGCTGAACCACATTTTATTGAAGAATGGACCAAATGCAAGCTCTGTTAAGACTTTAGCTTTTTCGTCTACTGTTCTACCAGACAAAGCTCCAAAGAATCTCTTAGTTATAAGATTGCCATCTACTTCATTAATGTCCCCTGGCAACTTTGGTTCTGGAGGTTTGTGATTTAGGTTGACACCAAACTCAAACCTCTGATTATCAGATAGAGCTATGATGACAACATCGTCTTGCGTTAGAGGTAGTGTCGCTACTAACCTAGCCATCCTCCAATTACTACCACCTGGAACAGATAGGTTCTGATGGGGTAAAGAAAGAAGGTCAGCAAGCTGGTTGGGCCAAACTGACTTAATCCTTTCTTGCTCTACTTTGAAATTGAACCCGTAGGTAAAGCTATCCCCAATAGCATACAACATTGCCATAATATATTTTGGTTTTTATATAACCTTAAATGTAATTAACTTACCGTTACCTTCAACTGTTCTCTCTTCTTCTCTTACGCCAAGAATGTGTAGATCTGTATTAGAGTCTACAACAGTATTAGATACTGTTATCGTTCCTTCTACTACTATAGCGTATGTATTAGGAGGAATAGCATATGCTCCATTAACTGTAATGGTTGCAACATCAGTTGCAGGGCCGTTCGCTTGTTTAGTAAGCGTAACCATTGTTAACACAAGACTATCATTGCCGCTTTGTAACTTGACGATGTTATTGCCAAATACATTTTCTGGTACGTAAGCCAAACCAGGCTGATATGCAAACCCAACTAACTCACTATTTGTTTGGCACTCGGTTACAGTCAGTGACCCAGAACCTTCACAAAGATATAAAATATCAGCTCTTGCCTTAAAGACGCTGTTCGAGTATGACATTGGAAGTGAGTATGCAAATTGATTTGCAACACCTTCATATCTCATAAGGTTTATGTGATCAACTTGTTTTAGTCCATAATATCTCATAGGAAGCTACCTCTCTTAGCTTCCATTTCGTGGGAATGGATGTATGTATTAGTCGTTGGATCAACATAACCATAAACCCATGTTTGTACACCAGGGGATTTGGCCTGAATGTCAATACGCTCGACCATATCAGGATTGCCACAAACTTTGTAATCCGTGGTGTTGCTGCTAACAACAGTTACGTCTGGAAATAAGATAGGCTGTTCTGGGTCTGACATATTAGAATCCGTGATAGTTATAGTACTAGTCGGATATATTTATCCAAAGCATATTTTAGCTTTAGAAGCTCAACTATCCAAACCCTAGTTCCGTCTTAGCAATAATGTATTTTTTGACAAATCCTGATCTCACAATATCATCCACTAAAAACTCAATATAGTCAACATCTGCAACGGTGTTTAGGATCTTCATAAAGTCCTTTAGACCGGATTTGTCTTTTGGGGATTGAAGATCAGTTTGTCTATAGTCACCACAGAATATGATCTTAGAATAGTCACCAACTCTTGTAATGACCGAATCTAGTTCACCGAATGTCATGTTCTGGATTTCGTCTACTAGGATGATTGTGTTATCTAATGTGAGGCCTCTTATAAAAGATGTTGACATGAACTCAATTACACCAGCCTCTTTGAGTAGGTCATACCCATCAACCCTTTGGGTTAGACAATTAATGATTTCTCTATATGGTTGTTCGTATACGCTTAATTTTTCTTCTAGTGTTCCTGGCATGAAGCCAATGTCTCTTGTTGGAACACAACTGCGAATGATTGCAATGCGTTTGAACGCTTTATGCTCTAACACTTCTTTTAGAGCAAGGTAGAGGCTGACGAATGTCTTTCCTGTGCCTGCGATACCGTGTAATAACAAATGCGATTTATAAAATGACTCGAATACCTTTTGTTGCGCTTTTGTTATTGGATATATTTGTTGTAGCTTTACTCCTTGCTGATGTTGGTTACCATTTACTGCTAGTCTAAGTTTCTTCTTGGTTTTGTTTGGCATCGAGTACTACCTTTTACCATGTGTTGATGTTAGACCTCTTATGATGGGATTTAATATTTTTTAGAACATCACGGAATCCAGCATCAGGCTTTTTAAGGCCGAGGCGGTGGGGATCTCCTATTGGCGGAGCCTGTGTGATAATGGTCTTCAAATGAGGATTGGCAGCGAGGTACTCTTCTCGTGCGGAGATCGACATGAACTCCTCATGGACCTCACCCGTAAGGGTGTTTTCAAAAGTGTATGTAGGCATATGTTTTATTTATCAATCTTGAAGTCTTTACCAGTAAGATTATTGACAAATTGAATAAATTTTTCTGCTTCCTTTTTTTTACCATTCACTATCATAAAAATTACGGCAGCATTGACACCGGCGAGTGTACCCTTTGTTGCGCCCTGGAAATACATCCAGGTACCAAATGCACAACTCATAAAGAACCAGAGAATGTGGATTGCATAATCTTCTATCATTTATTAGCGCCTGTAGTCCAGGTCGTAGTCATCAAAAAAGTCTTCGTCCATGTCTTCACTTGAAAGTCTCTTTAGTGCATCGAGATCGTGTCCTCTTAAAGCATTACGGATATGCTTTTCAGAACGATCCTTTTGCTTTGGCTTTGATGGGCGATCATCATAGTCATCAAAACGTTGGTTACGAGAATACTTCTTAATCGTCATGGAACTATCAACCTCTTACTTAACTTCGTCCGGTAGGATATCAGGGAATGCTAGCTTAGCAACATCAGCTGTGATTCCCTTATACAGCTTATGTAGTTTCTTATCCTTGGCGGCAACAAGCATATCCGCTTCTGCGCCAGGAAGAGATTCTAGAATTGTAATGAAAATGTTTTCGCGTTTCATCCTGGTCATGTTCTGGCCAGGCTGGTCAACTAGGTAACCAAACTTACGAGCCTCAGCATGAATAAATCCACGATGGTAATCATCCTGCTGCTTTTCAACTCTCTTGAATGGAGGAGGACCTTCTGGCAAGGCAGCTACAACATTAGGGTGGAATGCCAACTGAAGAACGCTCTTCAAGGCAAACGAATCATTAGCCTTGAGGACATCTGCCCTCTCTTGCTTTGTCTTAAACTTGTTAGCAACTTCTAATACATCAAACACATTACTATTCATTAGAATTCTCCAATATGTTCCATTAGGTTCTTCAATTTGAACTTAATGAAGTAGTTAAATAGATCACCCTTCTTTTTACTTTCTTGCTCGTTGAATTGAGCAAGGATAGTATTGTAGACATCAGCTGGAATCTTAGATAGGTCTACAAGCGCTTCATTTCTCTTATAGCCACGAAGCATGTTCTGGTCGCAGAAATCCTCTGGTGCCTGTTTGACCCATTGGTCAAGGCTCTTCTGACGGACCGGCTTCTGACGTCCACCAGAAATGAAAACATCATCAGCAGACAAGAAGTTAGGAACACCATCACCCGAGTCACCCTTGAGGATATGTTCTTTTAGATACACATCAGGATTGTTATGTGAGATATACTTCTTACGGACAGGGTCATACTGCCTGACGTTTACAAACTTCTGAAGTTGGATAAAGTCCTTATCGCCAGAAAGGATAAGAATCTTTTCGGCATTGCCTGTCATTAGCAATGCACCATTGTGGTGAACAAGGGTAGAGATGATGTCATCTGCTTCTGCTGTTTCTACCTTCAGTACTCTGTACGGAAAGTACTCCTTTAGTTCTTCACGAATCTTGTTGAAGCATTCGAAGATTGAATTCCAATCAATGTCCGATTCTTCTCTAGCCTTCTTTCGGTTGGCTTTGTAATATGGATAGATCTTTCTACGCCAATAGTTCTTATCATCACATGCAATAACAATCTCTCCATACTCCTCACCAAACTTTTGTTTGTAGGAGCGGATTGCATTTAAGACCATGTGACGGACAAGGCCCTCTTCAATCTTGGCATCCGTGTGGTTACCAAGTTGCATCATCAGGTTAGAAATCATAACCTGGTTTAGGTCAACAATAATCATACTGCTTCTGGTCCTTCATCATCTGGATCTTCATCAGCATCTTGCCATTCGGTATCCAGGAAATATTCAAGTTTATTAAAGTATTTATCAAAGTCTTCCACAAACGTGTGGAGAGGGTGATGTTGTTCTCTATACCGTAGTATAATGGAAAAGATGGCTTCTCTCAACAGAAGAACATCTTTTCTGTCGAAATCCTCAGTCTCAAATCCATATGCTCTGAGCAACATCATTGTCTTATTGAACACATCCATTGCCTCTGGGCCAGCCTCATGGTAGCCCTCGACAAAGCTTTCAAGATGCTTTGTCCTTTTTAGCTTTGGTCCCATCTTCTTTTGACGGAACTCAGCCATACTAACGACATTGTCGTTATTCGAGGATTCCATCTTCCTCTTCCTTGGCAGTTAACGTGTCAGTAAACAAAGGAGTGTTGTAGGTAGGAACCATATCAAGTTCAGTGAACCCATCTTCCTTCATTTCCTTGACGAGGTTGATAGCCTCCATCTTGGAGAGATCAAAGAACTCAATGATGCCGCCATCAGCGTTCTTGACAAAGACAGAATATGTATTAGAGGCCATGTGCAAATCCTATAAAGAAACCAATAAACCAGGGAGCAAGAGCAATGATAACAAGTGCAATTAGGAACCGCTTCATTACCAAACTCTCAACAGGATAGTGAACTCATTCAGACGACCATTCATCGGCTTAGCAACAGCCTTGATAGCATCAAACTGTTTGTTAAGCTGAGGCTTAGATGCATTCATCACAACCTTGAGGAACTCCTCAGGCTTCCGAAGCTTCTTGGCCACACACTGTTCAAGGTCGATGTTAAGGAGGCTCGAACGCTTAAACTGGATGTTGCTACCAACATAACGGCCAAGCTGACGGGTCTTTGTATTGAAGACCCAAAGTTGCTCAGAGCCAAGAACCTTCTGAGGATGAATTGAACCAACCTTAAATTCAGTAGACTCCTTCAGGTACTTGACCTTAGAGAGCATCTTCTCAACATTAGGCTTCCGAACCTTACGGACACGAGCAGCCTTCTTAGTCTGCTCAAGCTGAGCAAGATCAGATTCCAACTTCTCGTAGAAGGCAATAAGAACCTTAATAGCCTTCTTGCCATAGGCCTCGTAGCATTCTACTACTGCCGGATTGCCTTCCTTGAGGAGTGCCATCTCGTTAAAGCTGAACTCAAATGCTTCACGAATAACACGAGCATGGCCAGCTTTACAGCCCTGAGCATTGAGATAGTCATAGACATTATCCGTATATGGTTTGCCAGCAATGAAGTTATCAATCTGCTCATCGATCCAGGCAACATACGGAGTACAAGACTCCTTTAAACGGTCACGAATGGAGATGACATTAGTCGGCTCGACATCTTCCTCTTCGACATGAGTAGATGTGGCAATCGCATTCATTGCAAAGGCAATGACACGAGCCTGCTCACCAGTAGCAACACCACGAGATTCCATTCGGGCGATTGCAGCAATGGCACGAGGAACATCACCACTCGTAGCCTTGGCAATGTCGCTCTTAGAGAACGACTTCTGCTGGGCAAGGAACTGCCGCAACCAAATCTTATAGTTGCTATCATCGCTGTTATAGTTGTACCAGTTAAGAGCCTCAACGAGGTTCAACTTGGTAGGTTCAGTAAACGTCGGTTCTTGGCCGAGTGCTCGAGCAAGAGAATCGTTACGCTGCTTTGCCATAAATCTTACTTTTTACCTGTGCTATGTGCTTACATTGATTACGGAATTCGAAACCTGTACAAGTGCAGGACCATTTGCCGCCCTTGGACATTACATTATACACGTTACCCTTACTGCCGGCAACAGTGCATTCAATAGTTAGTAATTTGCTAAATTCAGTCTTGTTAAGAGCCTTACCCTCAATGATCTGAAGGTCAATGACCCTATGAGTATAGATGAGCGATATAGGATGATAAGAGCGACCGGTCTCAACAGCAAACGTGTTACCGACCTCGTTCTTCCAGTATACAGGAATCGGTACGACCCTACCTGTATGTGTGTTGTCATCGAACTCACGTCCGGCAACGTTGCTCGGATACCGAGTCGTTACCTTAACGAGAGAACCTATAGAGGGGATCTGCATTAGCGGACCTTGTACTCGCCGTTCCTGTAATCTCGAATGATGCGACGAACTTGAGCAAGCGGAATGCCAAGTTCTTCGGCAATGACTTCCTTATCGAGGTAGTCTTCAAAGAACATCTCAAGAACCTGCATATCAAGAACATCAAGAACCATAACAGTTTTCATCATTAGCCTACAAACTTATCAATAACGCTAACGAGCTCAGGCGCGTAGACATCCTTGACGATATTGTCAACGATGACCTCATGGCCCTCGACTCGCATCTTACGAAGACGGAAGAATTGAACCTCATAGAGGTCAGGAACAGCGTTGTACTTAACATACACATAGCCCTTCCAGGGAGTCATGCCTGAACTTCAAACCATCTTCCATCACGACGAAGTCCTTTGCACCCCAAGCGCAGAGCGCCCAAGCGTCGATCGTCTTGATCTGAGAGAGAATAGTCTTAGCGATGTTCATTAGGCAACCACCTGGATGCGCGGCTCACAACCCTTCTCATCAGCGAGGTCGTCGAAGAACTCGTAACCAGGAAGAGGAGCAGTGAAGTAGTCAGAGAGCGGCTTCTTGTCAGCCTGACCCTGCCACACCCGCTTGACAGTCTTAGCACGGAACGTGCTATCCATCTCACTGATGCTGACGACGAGGCCGACATAGTAGCAGTCATTGATACCGACGAAGTCAAGGCTCTTGACGACGTCACCGATTCGTACTTGTTGTTTGCTTTCCATGCCGTCCATTATACACGTTTGGTCAATAGAAGCAACAACAACAGCTCCTTTAGAATCAAGGAGTTACACGTGTTTTAAAAATCCCTGTAGAATCAGTAAGTTACGTACCCTGTAGAATCAAGGAGTTACAAGTCCATAGGGAAACTGGCATGGTTTCGATGGTTTCTAGGCCTGGTGTGAAGCATGGAACCTCATAAGACATAAGATGGTGGAATGCCTCATGCTTAATTTCGTATGGCGGATTCTGACGACCTGACTGAGCAATAATAACAGTTGAGGTTTGACCTAGATCAGCTAGATAGTTTAAAAGATCGTCGCTTGACTTTTGTCCATAGATAAGATCGGATGCTAATACAATTGACTGTTCGGCAATCTTCGCCTGAAATAAATCTTTTGTATAGGATGTCACGATTTGTTTGTTCCTGTCACTATTAACAGCAACAGTAAATTCGCTATACACACAACAATCAACTGCAATTGATATTTTGGCGCCAGCTGTTTTAGCAGCAATAGCTACAGTACCCTGGCCAGTGCCAATATCGTATACAACTTTGTCCTTAACTATATTTGGGTTGTCGAGTATCCATCTTGCTAGGGCAACGCCACATTCCCAGAGATAAGGCCATTGCCACGAGTGACCATTATCCTGGAGAAGTTTTTTGACACTATCGTCTTTCTGGTTTAAACAAAAAAACTCAAGCTCTGGTAAAAGAGGATGTCTTCTCCATGCAAAGTGTTCTAGCAGCTCGCCAGCATATGGTTTTACAGAAGCGAATTTAGCAGGAATGTCCATTCATCTTTCCTCAAGTTCCAATCATAATTTCTGTCAAAGTATTCCTTCTGGGCCTTTAAGTAGTTAGTTGCGCTACCTTTCTTAACTACATCAATAGCATGATGTAGGACCTTAAAGAACATATTGGCGTGTTCATTAACATCTTCTGTATAGTTATACATCAGAGCATAATTAGCACATGTTTCTGGTAATGCAGCAAGTGATGATGTTACAGTCAAGCACTGAGCAGACATTGCTTCAAGAGCACATAGACAACTTGTCTCTTGCCAGATAGATGGATAAGCAAAAATGTGAGCCTTACCGATTGCTGCTCTAAGTTCATCCTGCGATACAGAACCATGATAAGTCATGCTATGGTGTTCACTTATTTCCTTAAATAGCTCTTGGTATGGAGCATCTCTTTCAGCCCAACCATATAGCTTGAAGCTAGAGAATACATCGAGATGAATATCTGGATGGTACTTCAACATCTCCTTGAATACTGGTACTAGAATCTCTAGACCACGATGTGGAGTTGGGTGGTAGATTAGTCTAATCTTGTTGTGTCTAATGTCGGATTCATCTAATGCGGACTTATCAATCAAATCTGCTTCAATTGGATTGATAGCATTTTTAATTACAACCCCCTCTGAGTATGGAACACCAAGTACTGTATGGTACATTTGTTGTTGCCAATGAGATACAAAAACAATCTTCTTAAATTGCTTTCTATACTCAGGATCCTTCAACTTTGCTGACTCCGGGTCCCATGGTAGGTCATGCAACCAAAGGATTGGAATCTTATCAGGATTAATTTCTCTTACTCTTGATGGGATGATTTGAAACTTGCTTAACAATCCCTTATCAACATATTTCTCAAGGCCCATTGCCATTAGCTCTGTGCCACCCATCGAGTTTTTATTTGTTTCGTTTCTTTCAATCACTAGTTTCATTATCTTCTCTCACTTTAAATTCTGAAGTCTCAATATTTAGTAGCGTTGCTTTCTTTCTAAATTTACTCATTATCAATTGAACTTTATCCTGAAGCTCAGGCGTATTGACCAGAGGCTCCATTTCATGGAAAACAATCTTTCCTTCATCTCGTAACTTTTGAATATAACGCTTATCAGGGTGACCTTCAACAACCATTCCAGCATGAGGGTTGGAGTTGCTACCCTTAAAAGATGGAACAGGTAAATGAAAGCTACTCACTTCATTTACTTCCCCATTCATCTCATACTGGACCTTACCCTCAAAAAAATCAAATCCAACTACATGAAGTTCTTTATATGATCTTATGATATTTGTAAAATATGCAAGCGTCAAAGCTCCCTGAGATGCACGTTGATTGACGTCGACTGTACCATATGCTGTTTTAATTAATGCTCGAGTTTTTTTAATATCCCCCATCAGAAAATAGTCTTTGTATATTTCAAAGTCTTCTTCGTAAAAATGTTTTGAGATAGTTGTTGTATTTTTCTTATTGTCGTAAACGGATATTTGAGAGATATTTAAAACCTGATAAGGTGTTCCTTTGAAATCAGAATAGTGGTTAGCTCTAAGAACTGACAAGCACCACACATCTGTTTTGCTACCTAGATGCTCTTTGAACTCAGGCCACGGATATCCCTTACCCATCCTAACAACCACATCAAAGCTATCAATAAACTCGCCATATGGTTTATTGAATAGGGATATAGAGTTGCCAACGATTAGTACTCTTTTGTCTTGGCAATATCCTATTAACCTATTTTCAAACTTATCATTGAGTCTTTTATTCCACATTAAAATCTTCCATACTTTTCTATTAGTTTTTGTTTATAGAAGTTAAATCTGTCGGCAAACTCAACATTTTCATATCCCTCATGCCATGGTCCACCATCAGTAAAATGTACTACCTTAGGATCCTGGATATCGTTGTAGTAACCCACAAGATAGTTATATGTATGGGGTATAGAACCAATGTATTGATCATCGCACCAGTTAAACTCGTGTAGATAACCGGCTGGTGATTCTGAAACGACTTGGGGTGTCAATCTTTTTGTGAAAGCGTGGTCACAATTAAAGACCATTAAAGAAGACCAATTCTTTCTTGGATACCAACTTTGTTTTTGCCCATCCATCTTAAAGGGTTTGATCTGATCTTGCTGAATGTTATGCTTTACAACACTAACTGCCTTAGTTGGATCTATAACATCTAGCAATTCAGTTGGATCACAATTCCAAATAAAATCACTATCGCAAAAGATTGCATAGCCATAAAACCCTTTAAGGTATGGAGTTAGAAATCTAGTGAATGCAAACTCCGTGCTGCCAACAGCTTGCTCTCTCCAAAATAAACCTTTACCTTGAACAGAAGTTAGGTGAATAGTTTCGATGGCAATAGAAGAATGATCTTGGACTGAAAGTCTGCAAGCATCGCAAACGCTCGATTGCTTCTTATCGTGGCCAATAAAAAGTTTTACACGCTCTTTCACTTGACTTCCTCTATATGAACAGGTGTATAGTAAGCCTTCTCGACTGCACTAAGCTCCCACAATTTAAATGAGCGAGAGTTGTAAAAACGAATTAATGTGTTTGTAATAGTTTCAACCACGTTACCATTCTCATCTATTCTTTTTGGTACTGAGGATGGAATCATTTTAGAATCATCGTTGTAAATTAATACAAATGATTTGTCTCCACAATACTTTCTTATTGCATCTACCCACCAATCTAATGGTTTGATAGTAGCATGAAGATTTTCACCATCCGTAAATCTTTTCTTAGCGAGGTTACCAGATATAGAGAAAATCATGGTGCCATTCCTTTTAGTATAGTTGCCTATCTCTGCGAGTACAACTGGCACAAATTCTTCTGGCACATGTTCCATGACATCTGCACAACACGTGAGATCAAACTCCATACCAAGAGGTGGTTTCATGGAGTATTGTTTAACGGCAGGATCATATGCATAGTAGCATTGAATCATACCATTCAATCTACCGAGTAAGGTTTTATTTCCGTGGGCTGCTAATGGTAGGTATGTGTGAATTGCTTTACCACAACCATAATCGAGCAATGTGATTGCTCTACGCTTTGCATCAATAACTTGCTGAATGTATGGTGGAAATTTTTTACCGAGTTGGGATCCATCAAATAACACTTTGCCATTATTTGGATCTTGCTCATTTAGGTAAAGTTTACCATCAAGTGCAAGGTATTTGTCAGTACCGCTATGAATTCCTTGGTATCTTAAAACATACTCTTCTAATTTGTTCATTTCAATCCCTTACAAAAGAATTATTACCAACTATATTTAGTTGTTCTTAATGTAAGGATTTAGAAAGTGCCTGATTAATTTGTTATTAATCATTGTAGGGATATCTTGGTATGGCTGTTCAAGCAAATACCTACAACCTTCTTTCCAGTTAGCATTCTTTAAGAAGTTTGCATAGTCCTGAACATGATCCTTATTGGAAGGATCAAAATGTATTCGTTCACGAGGCTTCAACACACTTTCATGGTATAACATAATATTTCCTACGCTATCTTTCTTGCCATGTCCAGTACTTGCTCTGCTACTGGATTGTTTCTGTTTTGAACGTATCCTGTTCTGATGAACCATCTTGCATTCAGCGGAGTCGCTGCCTTTCTATCATCTGGAACATCAAGTTTTTGGATATACTTTTCAAACAGTTTTGCATAATCAATGTCCGTATAATCCTTCTTCATATGCCTGGTGCTCCATTGCTCTCATTTCTTCGCTTAGACGTTGAACACATCCTCTATTGTATGACCAATAAAATCTTGAATCACGAGGATAAGGATTTCTTCGATTACACAACTTATAGACATCTGCCTGTCTATATCGTGGCTGTTTCCATTGCCTATCGTGGTAACCATATGAGTATCCTTGGCTGTTACCAAGCACATGAGGACCCACATTGTACCCTATAATTGCCCCTAGAACTGTTGCTACTGTCTTACCATCTCCTCCACCAATAGTGGAACCAAGATATCCACCTGCAACTGCACCAAGAATCTTTTCATCTTCTTGATCCGCATATGCAGCAGGTGTTAGAGCCAGAAGTGTAATTAATAGTAGCTTTTTCATAAGGAGCCTCCTATGTTATACAAATATTTATATCGAATGCGGCGTATCTGAGAAAATAACCTGAACCTTATCCGGTAAAGATTTTACAATTGCATCAATTAACCCCAACCTACTACCAGCATCATGCTCTTTACAATCCTTAATGTATTTGTATACACCAACCTGGTCTAGAATGTCAATCTTATTAACAACAAGATGGGTAACATCATTAACTTTAGCAGCATATGCCATTTTATCAATATCTACCCAATTGCATTTTCTTGGACGACCAGTTGTAGCACCAAACTCTTGACCAAGAATCTGAACCTTTAGAAGTTCTTCACAATGCATGCCAAACTGCTTAGTACCAACGTATGTTTCATAAGCCTTGGCAACACCATAGATCTTTTTAATCTTTCTTGGTGATACACCGTTTAGAATAACAGAACCAATAGTACAGTGGGAAGAAGTAACAAAAGGATAATCACCCCAATCAATGTCCAAAGCAAAGCCTTGAGCACCTTCGGCAAGAACGCGAGCGCCAGTAAGAAGATCAAGACTATCCACAATGGCGAAACTATCAGTGTTAATAAGCTGATCGCCAATACGAGTGCCAGTGCGTCCATACTTGTTCCTATAGGCTGGGCCTATTCCTTGTTTAGTTGTTCCAATAGCTGTATCGTTATTGTCTTCTGCAAGATGCTCATCAGTGACTACATGAGCTCTCTTATCAATAAACAACAGGCCATCAGTCTTGAATCCATTGGCTTTAAGATAGGCAATTTCTTCTTCAAGCTTCCTTACATTAACAACACAGCCAATACCGATCAAAGATCGGATGCCGTAGAGAACTCCAGCTGGCACTTGATGTGTGACAATCTTCTCACCATTGTGGTAGATAGTATGTCCAGCATTCGAGCCACCATTATATCGGAGAACTAGGTCGTACTCTC